AACTCAAGCTATAAAAATTATACGCATTTAAAGAATAGAATCATTCAAGAAAAACTGCTTCCTTACGAATGTCAGGTTTGTGGAAATAAAGGTGAATGGAATAAAAAAAATTTATCGCTTGTACTTGACCACATAAATGGGGTAAAAAAAGATAATAGGCTTGAAAATCTTCGATTTGTTTGTCCCAATTGCGATAGTCAACTGCCCACATTCAAATCGAAGAACATCAGATATCAACGAGACAATAATAATTTTAACTATAATTTAAACGGCTACGACCCCACAATCTATAAAAAAAAGTAAAGAGTGTGAATAGTAAGTAGTTTTTGACTGAGGTATACTATGGTTATGTCTAGTAATAAATTTCAATGGGAGAATCTTCTTGAGCATGAGGAGGTAGCCTTTCTGGTTGACCCGAATGGTATGTCACCTGACGAAAGGCATGAGTTAATCGAAAGTTTATATGTCGACTATCTAAAATTACGAGCTACAAAAAAAACAGATAAAAGCATTCTGGCTAATTATAAAAAGATTTTGAGGGAGTTAGTAAAAAATTTTGCTCACTAATGAGCTCATCTCCTTATCTGTATAAATTAATGGGACTTAGTTTTACTCGGTCCGTGGTCGATAAGAAACTGAATCCTGAACATAAATTGTGGCGTGCTGTCGTTATAAACGCTTTTGATGATACAATGATAACACTGTCCGATAGAAAATCATCAGTGCAAAAGATTGAAGCTCATAATTGGATTCTCCAAGAATCACGGGACTACAGAGAAGTTTGTGAATGGGCACTGCTAGACCCTGAGGAAATGAAAGAACATTACATTAGTGCTCTTAAACGTAAAGTTATTACCTTTACTAAAAAACAAGTGCGGTGGGCAGAATATAATAGAATCTATAAAGCTTTGTTTTGTGATATTAACGTTGACCAGAAAAAATTAATTAGAAGACGATTAGATGAGCTTAGAAAAGAAATCCATAATACATCTACTTCTTATACTGATTCCATAATTCTTGAAGCTTTGTAGCTGTTCCCATGACCTTTAAATTTCTTATATGTGTGATTACCATCGCCAGGCAGAGTAAAAACATTGTAGTCAATTCCATCTCAATACACCACCATATCCAAATAACCTGAGAGCCAAGACCCACGATTGGTGCATAATAGGAACCATTACCATAGACATAGATGCTAATGATAGCGGTACACGCTGCAAGGAACTCGAGCCAGTATAAATCCATAAATTAATCATACATGATTTTTGACAGTTTTCTATAATACACTTCCTTACAAAAAAAAATAAAAAAGTAAAAAGGTAAAATAGGACTATATTTTGGGAAAACTAGGAAAAATAGCAGAAAACAAGGAAAAAATACAAAAAGTTTTAGGAAAGTTTTAGGAAAAATTCCTAAAAAATAGGAAAAATTAAAATTTTTGAGGTGAAATATGCATTTTTTTTTTATTTTTTTTTTTTCTAAGTAAATATATTATAGAATTTTGGAAAAACTAATGATACTGTATTTGCAATATGGTTAATTTAAAAATGAATAGATTTTATTATAGTCCCCTACCTGAAAATTTAAAAATTGATAAGAGTAAAATTGATGGTCATGGCATTTTTGCAAGAACAAATATAATGAAGGGTATTGATTTAGGTTCAACACATATTAAAGTTCCGATGATATTTGGTTATATAAGAACACCTCTTGGAGGTTTTGTTAATCATAGTAAGTCAAACAATTGTAAATTATTTGTTAAAGAAAGTTGGGACGATTATATAATTTATAATTTATTAACAACTAAAAATATAAAAAAAAATCAAGAGATACTTTTGGATTACGATAATTAATGCCTAGAAAATCAAATCAATTAAAATCTACTACTGAATTGACAGTGCAACAAAGACAATTCGTTGATATTCTTGTTGAGAACTGGGGAAATATATCAAAAGCTGATGCAGCTTCAAAAGCTGGCTATACATCAGAAAGAGGTAAACCATATGAACAAGCTAGTAGATTATTGAATCCTGACTTAAATCCTCATGTGTGTAGATACTTTGAAAAAAGAATGTCAAAAGAACAGGAAAAATATGACAAAGATAAATTGAGGCGTTTTAAAATCTTTGAGAGACTGAGAAATGGAGCAGAGATAAAAGGTCAATACACAGGAGCTATTAATGCAGAGTATAGAGCTGGTCAAATGGCAGGGATGTTTGTTGATAAAAAAGAAATTACTCATAACACTTTAGAGGGAATGAATCGAGAGCAGTTAGAAAAAAGACTTGAAGAGCTTGAAGGAAAAATAAAAGATGCATCAAATATTATTGATGTAACTCCTGAAAAAAAATAATTAAAAAAAATAAAAAAAGACTTGTATCACATATTAGATGTGATATTATATAAGTGTGGGACAATAAAGTTTCACATAAACAACGGAGAAAAAAATGAGAAAAGATTTAGAAAAACTACCATTAAGAGAATACTTTTTTTTAAAAGATTTATTAAGAAAATATGGTCAAGAGATATGCCCTGAGTCTAAATACACAGGTGTAATAACAGGTGTACCTAAAGAAAGCACACTAGGTAAATTACTTGAAAAATTTGATTTAGATTAATTTAAAAAACGGAGAAAAAAATAAAAAAAAATAAAAAAAAATAAAAAAAAGGTTGTATCACCTGTAAAATGTGATATTATATAAGTGTGAGAAAATGATTTTTTACACAAACAACGGAGAAAAAAAATGCTAAATAACAAAGAAAACTTAACAATTCAATATAACTTTGAGGATTTAGATGGGGGTAAAAATAAAGATTTGTTTATTCATCTCTACACTAATCCAGAAAATGGTAATCTTATTTTTCAATCTACTAAATATTTTGGTGGAACTCAAGCAATAAGAGAGTGGAAAGAATATGATGTTGAGAAAAAAAAATTTTTTGATTTATATGGAAGAGTATCTAAAAGTAAGTTTAAAAAATTTGATATTACAGAAGATGGAGTTTACTTTGAAATGGATTTTACAACACAAACAAACAAATATTTTAATTAAGTTTTACATTAACAACGGAGACAAAAATGAAAAGAAATAAAATAACATATTCAGTAGTAAATGGCATTGCTTACAAAGTTGAAGATGGCAATCTTTATTATTTAGACAAAATTAACAACAAATATGAAATGGTAACTTACTTTGAGGATTTTTCTGAATTAGAATTATATTATCTGAAAAGAACATTACCAAAGTTTAATTTGTATCATGGGGAGTATCTATAATGGGTAAAGTAAAACAAATGGCATTTGACCAAGAAGAAAAATATATTCAAAAAACAATTGAAGAGGGTGGAGATTCTCAACAAGAAATTTTGAATAACGTTTACAAAAGAGACATTCAATTTCACTCGCAAGACCAAATTGAAGATATAATTTTCGATTATTTTCAAGAAAATAAACCATAGGTCAATCTTGCTTTCTTGCCTAATCTAATGTAAAAAGATTAGGCATGAGAGAATCACAATTGTGGAGGCATCTTGCCTCGATTCAAAAGACCAAAAGAGGTTGGCATTTTTTCAGAATAGAATCTAGTACAATCAACGGAATACCTGACGTTAATGGATGCATGAATGGCGTTGAAATTTGGCTTGAGTTAAAATCAGGAGAGAGCAAGAATTATGGTCTGTCAAAATATCAGATTAATTGGCACATTGAAAGACTATCCTGTGGTGGTAATGTTTTTATCTTGCTTTTCACCCCGAAGCTGAAAAGCCTGAAAATTCTCAGACTTGTTCATCAGGCGTTCATCTTGCGTCAAGAAATAAAGTTCGAGCTGCTTGGTTCCTGTAAATTTAGCGAAAAAAACTTAGAGCGATTGCTAACGGATGTGATAATATGGCAAAATTTAACATAATGCATATTATGCGACAATTGGTACATGCTCCTCGGTTTAGAAGGCTCATATATTTTTCGGTTTTTGGTAGTTTTTTTTTAAATTTTTTCTCAGGTCAGAAAAAATATGTTACTGTCGGTTGACAGTATAGGTTGAGTTGAATACTAACATATAGGAAATAAAAGTCTAGTATGAAAAAAGATTTTTTAACAACAGATAAATTAAGGCTTGAAGTAGAGAGGTTATGGATACAACACATAAAGCTTTGTCAGGATAATTTTTTATATTTTGT